ACAAATACTGTAATCCCATATGCTTATCCTCTTCTGAAAGAAAATCAAAATCTATTCTTTCTGGGGCAGATAAAAGAAAAATAAATTTATCACCATTTAAATTGAACAACCCCTTTTTATCACCGCATAATTGCATAAATTTTTTAAACGTATAATCAGGACCCGAACCAGCTCGAGCAAAATTTACCAACTCTTCATCAAAATACTTCGAAACCTGACGATAATAAAGATACTCTGTTTCTTTATAACCCTTTCCGGTAGGTGCTGATCCAAAACTATCTCCAAATAGATATATCATGTTCAATATTCATTATATTTTTGTAATAAGCATTGTTTTTTACAACATTGCGGAGTTGTTTCTAATTTTTGCCATTTCTCAACTGTAATATATTCTCTAAATGTTTTTATTATTTCGTCTATTGAATGATGTTTTAAAGAATTCCAATTCTTAGGTAATCCATCCAAATATTCATCATAAAAAGTTCCATCTAAAAAATGAAATGCATGAAGAGTGCAACAAGGATATACGTGTAAATCACTAGAAATTTCTATTTCGGTCCAGTCATTAACAATAAGCCCTCGATCTCCATGGTTTATACAATACACTACTCTTTCCATGTGCAATTATCTTTACATAAAGGGGGACAGTTATCACTATTCCAAACATCTTCATTTAAAACCTCTTTAAATTGTTTTAAAATATTTTCTAACTTATTAGTTTTAAGCGAAGTATCAATATGAATTAATACAGTTTCATTTATAATTTTATCTAGACCAATGCCTAGTTTATTTAAATAAAAAAAACAACATGGATATATATTCAGACCCAAATCTATTTCATATTGTTTCCATTGTTTTAACTCATAATTATAGAAATCACAGTTTATCATAGATTAACATAGTTACATTGATGATCTTTTACATCATATTTGTTTAAAATATTTTTCAATTTAATTAAATTTTTTTCTGTTATTTTTAAACAATCTCTCTCATTAATTCTCACCTGCAATTTTATGTTTTTTTCTCTAGCTAATGCTATAACCTGTTCCACTTCTTGAAAATTATGATCAAATACTGTAAAATCCCATTTTGTAACACGTTGTTTGGCGGATTTAAACATATTAGCAAAAGCAAGACTGGTATTAACACCTATTCTATATAATTTATTTGTTTCATGTGTTAAACCATCAATAGCAAACACTAAAAATAACTTTTTATTTTTTTGTAAAAAAGAATTAATCCATTCGGGAGTTTTTAATCCACCATTCGTATACAATTCTACTCGATCAAAAAAATTTGAAGCTGATATAACCAATTGATCTATTTTCGGATGCAGTAAAGGATCACCCAATTCTCCGCAAAACTTCGCAACAATATTATCAGATAGTCTTATGTTTTTTAAATATTTTACATTTTCCCACAGAAAATTATCAAAATCATCTATTGACAAATGTTTTAATTTTAAATTTTTATCAATAGTTCTAAAACAACTTGGGCATTTAGCATTACAATATGATGTTATTTCAAAATTAAATAAAATGAATCTTTGTGCTTTATATCCATCTACGTGTACAACCTCCATTAATTACCCAGAGTAAGAGTGCTTACTCCCCCCTCATGTTTATGTTTTTCGTATAAATAGGTAGCCATACGTTTTCGCTTTTCGTTTATAAGAAATTTTGGTCTTTGATTAAATTTTAAATGAATAGTTATATTATTAGTTTTCGCAAACGACAATGCATCAGGAATTTCGAAAAAATTATGATTAAAAATTAAAAATTGCCAATAAGTATTGACCCAACCGTTTTTTGTATTAGCAAAAGCGGCCATATTTGATAAAGCCCGTTCCGTCCTTACTCTTCTTCGATATATTTGATTAGTGTCATCTTTCATACCATCTATTGAAAAAATCATTTCTAAATTTTTATACCGTGTACCGAGTTCTTTATAAAAATCAGATTTTCTATTTCCACCGTTTGTAACAATTTTTAAAGTTCCGAAAATAGAACATCCATAATCAATAAATTTCATAACTTGAGGATGAACCATAGCATCACCCAATTCCCCCTCAAAAGTAACCACATATCCTTTAAAATTATGCATGTTTTTCTCAATAACCTCCTTAAAATCCTCAAATTTTATATGTAATTGTCTTAAACTGGGATGTAATTTTTGATTTGGATCCACAGATGAATCCAGAGGAATAGGATCAGAATATGTTCCATATCTTTTACAAGAAGGACATGCCGCATTACAATAACTTGAAATTGAAAAATCATAAATAATATTTTTATTAATCATACAGTATATATTATGAATAATTATTTCTAAGCTCTATAAACTTATCAATCCAATTATCCCTATGTTCAATAAAAACTTGTGGCACGTCATCTGCTACAGCAATAATTATTGCAATATAGGGTATAGGTATACCCGACATTTCTTCCCACATAACAGAATAAGCAGAACATTGCATAAAATAATTATCAATCCATTCTTCTTTTTTGGGTTTACTAGAAGTCTTAAAATCGATTATGTGATTTTTTCCACGAAATTTACCAATACAATCAACTCTTCCAGCGGTTTTTAAATGATTTGAAAATAATGCACGTTCTTGCCCATAAACCAATTCTATTTCATCAAGAATTGGTTGAATACTTTTAAACATAACAACATTATCAGGTGTACATTTGTCAAATGACAAATCATTATTTAAATAATTTTCACAAAGTTTATGGACTCTTGTTCCACGACGAGAAGCTTGAGTGGAAATTTTATTGGCTTCTTTTTCTCCAACACGCTTTCTCCATTTAATTATACCTTCTTTTTTATAATTAGAAAGTATAGTAGTGACGGAAGGATACTTTTCACCAGCAGGAGTAATATAATATCTTTTTCCGTTTTCATTTAACGTTTTTAAGTCTAAATCTCCAAAAACATTTTCATGTATAAACATTATTCAATTACATTGAGGGTGCTACCATGATGTGCATTTTTTATTTCTTTTAACTTATCATTAAAAGAAGCATCTGGTTTATTGGGTCCTATATTATCATAAGCAAATCCTGGAGCAAAAATTCTCAGCTTAATATCACATTTTACACCACTTGAATGTGATGAACCCTTTACCTTACATTCGGGATGAGGTTGAGAACGAATTAACGGCTCTTTTCTCATATCAATAGGTAAAAACTCTTCAAAGGTTAACCCGCATTTAACACATTCGTAATCATACGTTGGCATAATATTATTCCTTATTAAAACACAAAATTATCAAACGAATTCCATGTTTTTTGACATTGACATATATTGTTGTTTAGTATTAATAAATTGAACTGAATCGTTATCTAATATCACACTAATATTATCAAGCTGTTTAGGAATAACATTATCAAATAAACACATATCTTTATTTCCGATTACATTAAATATCATTGGATTTAAATAACACGCTCCTGATGTTGCTAAAAGCTGTTTATTCAATTTATATTCGGGCTTAACTATAATTTTTTCTATTTTATCAGAACCGTTTTTATATTTAATGAAATTTTTATATTTACCATCTTCCATGGTCATATGTGACAAAATAGAAATTATTTTTCCATTATTTTTATGAACATTATAATAATTTTCTATATCAAAATTATATAAATTGTCACCATCCAAAAATAAAAAATCTCCTCCATCTAATTTATGACTTAATGATTTTAAAGTTTGAGCTGTTCCTACACATTTAGAAAGTTTATGTGTATTAATTTTTAAATCTGATGAAAACAATATTTCAATTTGATATTTATTTAATGCTAATTCAATTTGATTGTGATGATATTTTGTCGCAACAATTACTTCATCAATATCATATTTTTGCAACCATTCAAGATTGTGAAATAGAATCGATTTCGTTTTTATTGACAATAAACACTTTGGCATCATATCTGTAAAGGGCCGTAACTCTATATTCATGCCAGTACAATTCATCAATACTTTCATTTTTTAGATTTCTCATTATTCTTAGGTATTGATTTTTCAGTTTTCGAAAAACGGCCCTGATTATCTCTTTCGGGTTCGGGACTGGGTTGTTGAACTCCCTCCGGGAAAGAGTTATAAGCCACACTATGAGTAATTTTATCATATTTTTCTTGAAGTTTTTTATCCTTCATATACCAAAGATCATCAGCTTCAGAAGGATGCAACGAGCTAACTAATGAATGCCAAAGGGTTTCTCGCTTTAAGCTAGTCAAAGTTGGATGTCCGCCCTCGACAAATAAATACATTTTTCTTACTTCATAATTCAATGTAGCACCATCATCATTAGCTCCCAAATTTGGGAAATAACTATTTTGCGGTTCAAAGTCTTCCGTTCTTAAAGTTGGTCGACCTTCAGGAAGAAGGAATTTTATATCTGAATTAAAATTACATATTAACAGTTGTCGTACTGCCTTAGTGTGGTGATGCCGTAAATAATTAATACGTTCTTCATCTGTAGATAACTCATTTGCATGAGAAAAAATCTCGCTTGTCATTTGTGCAGTCATAATATTCTCCTAAAATTCATTTATTTGCTCCATTAAGATTTTAAGTTTATGTTTTATAAAATAATTAAAAAGTTTAGATCTACCAACTTCGGGTAAATTATCATATTCATCTACAATATTGGTTTGCAACCATTCAGGTATTTTAGTCAAATCTATCAACATTTCATTTCTACGATAATTACGTAACTGTTCACCTTCGCAAAAAGCATCAGGGTCAAGTTCAGACCAAACTGATACTTTTTTCTTCAATATGGGGGTTTGTCTTTTATCGGTAACAAACGTGTCGTCGGAAGACATAAAATTAGGAACACCATCGGTTGCATCACCCCTCAATATATGCTCTCTTAAAAAATTAACCGGATTATCACTATTGAGATATTTTTTAGAGAGGGGCGAATATTGAGTTACATTTTCATATTTTTGTAATTGAATAAAATCTTTATCACTTGATAATATTAAAACGGGTTCTGGAACAAAAAATAATTCTTCAATAGATGTAACAACTGCATCAGAATCATGACCATCTTTCAATTTACTCGTTTTCTTTTCTCGAAACATTACAAGAGTAGCAATAATATCATCTGCCTCTGCTTTATCTATATATACAACTTTATAAGGAAAATTTTCACTTAACTCTTCTCGAATTTTATGTAATATTCTATACAATTCAGACCAATCAAAATCAGATTTATCTTTTATTATTTTTCTATTAGCTTTATAATATTTAAATACATCTTTTCGCCAATTATTTCTCGCATCACAGCAAACAACTAAGTTACCGTATTCCTCGTTAAATTTATGATGATACATTCTTATAGTATTTAATACTGTATGTCTGACATAATCTTCAGACATTAGTTTTTTATTCATCATCACATTTGCAATAACGATTTGCGAATAATCAAGTAATATCATTTTATAATTTTAAGAAGTATAGTTTCATTATTAATACGACCAGTTAAATCTTTTTCTTTAGACTTAATAGAATCATATTGTCGTTTAATCACCAGTTTACTTCCAGAAAGTATCTTTGTTAATATACTTTCTGGTTTTCTTAATGTTTTACATTTAGAAAGGGTTAAATTGAATCCTTGAATAGTGCTTCCTTTTACAGATAGACCAGCAGGCCCATCGGATTTATACATACCAAGTTTACGATACTTTGAATTAAATACATACAATTGATCAGCACCAATAATTTCAGAAGGATTAATTGATACTATTTTATACTCATCATCTTGTTTTTTATACTTCAATTTGGAAATTTGTTTAATAATTGAAACTTGTTTTTTCTTTCGTGGAAGTTTTTGACTGTTAACATTGGCGGAATATCGTTCACAGTCATTAATAATTGCGTGTATAAACTTACCATATTCAATAAATTGGTTCTTCGTCATGTTGGCATAAGATTCTGCTACATAGTCATCTGTTGATACCAATTCTAGTTCTTTTAAATACGGCTGAAATTCATTTGATATTTTTTTAGCAATTAATCCTTTAATTCCTTTCTTAACCAACCAATCATATGTGCTTATGGTCGACTCATAATTATTATCAATGAAGTCATCTATGGTACCTTCTAGTTCAGTAGCATAGTGAACTACTTGTTCTCTTATATGATCTTGTATTGATGGTTTGTTATCTCCATTAGTTTCTTTTTCTTCAACTTTTTTCTGAACAACAACAGAACCATTTCGCTTACAAAATTCTATATAAGATTTAATTGTTTTTACATATTTTTCTGGAAGAGTTTCAAAACCTCTCAATACCATTCTTCCAAGAAATCCAGCAGTTCTTAAATTAATAATTGTTGAACCTTCAATAAAAACACCAGACTTCCCCCAGGAAGAAAGTTTAACATGTAGAGTATCTTCTTTAGAATATCCAGCATGTTTCATATAATCAATCAACCAACGTTTAGCTTGGTCTGCTTCACAAAAATGCGAATACCAATTCAATCCAGTCGCAATATCAATCCACTTAGATTTATCATCGAAGACGGGTTCGGAATCCTTCTGTAATTTATCAAAAGCTTTTCTTGAACTAATAAAGGTATTAACTTTTTTTGATTTCTTTAGCGGCATAATCTAAGTCATATGTTAAGTTATCGAGAAAATCAGTCCATTGGTCAATTCGCTTATCCCAACTATAATGAGTATGTGAATATTCCACTGCATTATCAAGATTTTTTTGAACATCTTTTGTCCAGTATATATCCATTACATCTTCAAGTTCATCAGCAAATTTTTCAGCATGTTTATTTTTATTTTCTGTATAATTATACATGTACGCAAACTCGCCACATGTTTCGGGTAAAGCGCCCCAATTAGAAGTAACAATTGCACAATGAGCAGACATTGCTTCCATGGCAACTCTGCATGAAGTTTCTTGCCAAGTAGACGGATAGGCCAATATATGCATATTTTTCCAGTGGTTTCTCATTTCATCGTAAGGAACTGCTCCATAATACGTCACTCTTGGGTCCGATTCGCACTTTTCAAATAAATGTTTATAGGGTTCATCGTTTTGCTTCCATCCATACAAACTATAACTAGAAAAAACATGTAAATGAAAATCAGTCCTATCAATTAAATCCAAGGAGGCCATAAGCACATCAAGACCTCGTTGAGGAGTTGATGCGTATACTAATTGAAGATCCTT